AAATGTAGACGCAAAAGTCGCCGCGATAACGCACCACGATAAACGAGAAGCACGCATACGCGAGAAAATAGATCTCAAGCACGAATTCGAACCGGTAAAGGTAGTAAAGGTAATGGCGCCGGCAAAGAAGTAGTATGGAGCTTGTACTGACCCCGCAGCCAAAGCAGTACTTGGCGTATGAAGCATGGGAAAACGACGCGGTAGACGATGTAATATTTGGCGGCTACGCCGGCGGCGGCAAAACCTGGTGGGGCGCCGAAATGCTCATGTACGACGCGATCCGCTGGCCGGAAACGCGCTACTTCATGGCGCGCAAAGAACTAAAGACGCTTATGGAAACGTCATTTGTGACGCTCACGCAAAAAGTACTTCCCCACCACAAGCTTGAGCAGAATAAACATTGGACCTACAACGGGCAACGCTACGAAATAGAGTTTTATAACGGCTCGATCATAAAGCTTTTGCATGTAGACCAAATACCCTCGGACCCGCTTTTTGACCGATTCGGCTCGCATGAGTATACCCGCGGCTGGGGCGATGAGATCTCCGAGTGGAACTTTCGCGCATACGATGTATTGAAAAGTCGCGTCGGCCGCTGGAAGAATAAAGAGCTTAATATCAAAAGTAAATTTGCTGGTACCCTAAACCCCAGCCAAGACTGGCCGTATCGTATCTTTTACGACCCCTGGAAAAAAGCCGGCCGGCCAATAGACCCCTACAAACCGCTGGTGTCCATGCGTGGCGTTCTCGATGGGGAAACGATAGAGCGCACGTTTGTTTTTATCCCCGCGCGACCGGGAGACAACGAGTACACCGCGGCCGAGTACCTGCGGAACTTGGCAACGATCTCTGACCCGGTACTGAAGGCGCGCCTTATGGACGGCGATTGGGAATTTTCCGACGCGCACGATGTACTATTCCCGGCCGATGCACTGGCGGACATGTTTGATAATCGGGTGCGCAATGTAAAAGAAAAGTACATGACCGTGGACGTAGCGCGCTACGGCGGCGACAAAATAGTCCTTACCTACTGGCGCGGTTGGGATGCGTACCGCATCGAAGTGTATAGCATGCTCGCCATACACGAGACGGCCGACAAGGTGCGAACCGGACTTATCGCCCACGGCATACCGCGCGAACACGTCCTTATCGACGCCGACGGCGTGGGCGGCGGCGTGGTGGATCTCTTGCCCGGCTGCATTGGGTTTTCCGGCGCAGCGGCACCCTTTGGCATGATCGGGGAAACGGAAACGAGAGAACGGTACGAAAACCTGCGCACGCAGTGCATCTACCACGCGTCGGAAAAGGCCAAGAACCGCCAGATCGGCATATCCGAACAAAGCATTGAAATACGGGAAATGATCGCCGAAGACCTGCAGCAATTTAAACGCCGCGACTCTGACCGGGAAGGCAAGCTTAAGGTGGTAAAGAAAGAAGATATTAAGAGTGCACTCGGGCACTCGCCGGATATTGGTGATACGATATGTATGCGTAGCTATTTCGATCTCCGACTGCGCGAAAAAGCGCTGGGAGAAGGCGGAGGAGAAATGCGCGTCTTTATTCCAGATCTCTAAAGTGATATGGCAAAAAAGAAACTCAAGAAGACAGGGAAGACCAAAGGGAAGAGCAACAAGCTTGGCGGTGGCGGACGTTTTCAGCAATTGGTTGACCAAGGCAAGTCACCGGCGCTTGCCGCCTACATTGGCCGAAAAGCGCTTGGCGCAAAGAAGTTCAACCACTTGGCAGCACTGGGACGGTCCCGGGCCGCAAAACGTTAGTAACACCCTTGATTTGTCTCGCCGGGTGCTATGATATTTAGATGAAGGTGCACTACGAATGCGAGTTTGAAATAGCGCACCCGGCGATGGCGGCGGAATACGTACGCGGAAAAATTGACGCCGCCATACAACATATGCAGGTAGCGAAGACGGGGACTTTAGTCTCGCACGTAGAACCTATAATTTCATGATCGGAAACATCGTCACGAACGACAAGGGAATTCCACTCGATAACAATGGAAATGCGCTCTCTAAGAGCGCGTACCAGCCGCCACGAGAATTGATGAATTTATTTGCGAAGTGCCAAGTAGACTACGGCCTCGCGTGGCAACTACAGCATCGACCGTTTAAGGAATTCGACGGGCTCTCGCTTTTGCAGCGCGCAAACCTCGACCAGCAGACTTTTGGTGCTTACGTCGGCGCGGAGTACATCGCACCGCAAAAAAGGTGGCGCTGGCAAGGAAGAAAGAATACGGCACGGGATAAAATAATCGGAACGCTCGCACAGCTGGTCACGACTATCCTTATGCCGACCGTCTTTGCGACGACTGAAGACAATACGCCGGCAAGTGATGAGGCCAAGGTAATGAAAATACTGGTGCAGGAGCATTTGCGCCGAGCAGACTACGACGTGAAGTTTATATTTATGGTCCTCGCCTCTCTCGTGAATCCCGCGACGTTCGTGCAGGTAGAGTACGTGGAAAAGCTGCAGCGCGTAAAAGTGCGGCTCGCAAGCGGTGAGACGACGGTAAAAGAAGCGGTGGATGAGCTCATGAGCGGACTTGCGTTGAATGTAGTGCCCATAGACGAAATACTGCTCGGAGACTTTTTTACTTTTCACCTCCAAGCGCAACCTTTAATCGTCCGCCTACGACGTATCCCCTATGACGTGGCGCGCGGCATATACACCGGGAGATTCTACGACAAGATAGATAACTTCGAAGAGCTACCGGAGAATTTAAAACCGAAAGTGCAAAACGGCTACATAGATCGCTTTGACTACGTACGCGCCGGAACGACGCGTATCTTCGCGGCAACGCAAGAAAACCAAACCCTGTACGATATCGAGTGGACCGAAGGCGATAGGAGCTGCGTGCAAGAAGCCACCTTCTACTATCGCGGCGAAGACTTGCAGGTAACGTGGGTAGGCGGTGTATTTATGGGAAACTACGACCCGGCAAATCCGAAGGAGGTATACAACTGCAATCCCTTTACACACCGCCGCATGACGCTTGTCGAGGACAGCTGGGGCTCCATGCCGGTATACCCGTTTGCCAAAAGCGGCTACGAACCACTCGACCCGGGCATGCGGTTTGCCTACTACAAGTCAGCGGCTTTCAAGATGTTTTGGGACGATGCGACGCTCAACGTCGCGCACCAGCTACTAGTGGATGGGATGAAGCTTGGCGTTTTTCCGCCACTCATTATCGACGGCATTACGAAGTATGACTCAAACGTCATGGCGCCGGGTGCCGTGGCAGGTATACCAAAGGACTCAAAAGCGACGTTTCTTAACGCGAACTCAAACCTCAGCGCCGCTGTGCAGGTGCTCGAGAAGCAAAACACCGACATGTCGGATTCGACGATCGCCTCAATACTACAGGGAACTCTCGGCGTACGACAAAGTGCCACCGCGTACGCAGCGGCACTGGCCAACGCCAAGCGCATGCTCAATGTCTTTGCCGGTCTCACGGCGGACTTGGTGCGACAGGTGGGCGAGCTTACCATCGACTGCATCGTATCGAATACCACGGTCGGCGAAGTGAGCGAGCAGGTTCCGGGAGCGCTCAACATGAAATTCCAAACCTACCTTGCGCGCGGCAAAGAAAAGAATAAGGAAGTAACGCACAAGGTAATCTTTACCGACCGCTACACGGGTATGAAAATAACGGACGCGCAGAAGAGAGAACGCGAGTGGCAGCTGTGGGAAATGGGCGGCGGCAACAGAAAAGACGCGACGAAGATATGGGAAGTAAATCCGTACGCCTTTGCCCGGCGCCGCTACGCGTGCCACGTGGACGTCGAAGAGATGATAGAGCGTTCGACGGGAGCCGACCAGATGAAAAAAGACAAGGCGCTCTCCGTCCTTACCTCGCCGGCGGTCGCACCGTTTACCGACCAAGAAACAGTCGTGAACGACTTTGCGATCGAAGAGTACGGTGGTGATGATCCGGATCGCTACAAGAAAAAGGGTGGCACTCCTCAAAACATGATGCAGCTTATGGGTATGGACCGGCCTGTAGGCGGAGGCGCACCAGGCGCACCAGAGACGGTCCCGGCACCGACGGTCGATGCGGCGCAACGTGCAGGACTAGTAACAACACCGTAATGTATGGCAAAAGATAAAGTAAACAAGCCAAAGAAACTGTTGCCGTTGCACAAGCACATCGCTACCGGCGGCAGTCCGAAGACTTACAAAAACCCTAACAAAGTGAAATAGTATGGCAAAGAAACCAGCGGCACCGGCAAAACCGATAGAAGAGCCAAAAGTGCAGAAACAGGCGCACGAGCAGCATGTCGCTTCACAGACCGCGAATTTTGGATGGGCGGTCAATGTGGTAAAGCTCAATCGTGCAAAAGCGTACGTAAGCCAGACGCAACCCGGCCTTAAGGGGAAAGAGCTCGAAGGCGCCGTAAAAGAGCGCTACGTCGCGCTCAAAGGGCTTCTGGCCGAAAACGCGCCACAGCATTTGCCCAAGGGCAAAGCGCGCGGACGCGTTCAGAACATGGCGGAAGACGACGGCAGCAACGATTAAGGTATGTGGTGGCTCCCCGAGACGCGAAGGACTGCGCAGGTAGTAGCGGATATGCTACGCAGCGACGATCTTTCCATGGAAGATCGACAACTGTTAACAACTGTGCTTCTTGACCGACTCGGGGCGCTTCCGCTTCATGCTAGAATCACGATAGGTGAGAATGGTGTATTTCTCTTCGACGGCAAACGAATAGATCCCGAGCGTGCTCGGCATCTACAGGAAAGCTCGAAGGCAATGCTCACCAATTTCGCGCGCAGATTTGTCCGGGAGTCCGTGACATTTTTGGCCGTCAAACATGGCGTCCATGACTACACGACACCCGAACAAGGACTGTTCGCGAAGGCGGCTCTCTGGTTTTACCAGGAAGAGGATACTCTCTACCGGAAACTAGCGGGAGTCGAGGCCGAAGAAGACGGCCAGTAGCGGACACTTTAGGTCCGTATAATGCGGAGAAATCCGCGGTCGCGAGGACCATAAAACTCGTTTCAATGAATAAGCAAATTTCGGTTGAAGAGATTCGAGCCGCCGCCGAAACGGCTACGACCACCAAGCTAGCGGCAGAAGCAGCAAAGAAGGCATGGGACGCCGCGCAAGACGACGAAAGTCTGAAAAGCGCGTACGAAACCGCCCAAAAAGCAGCCGATGACGCAAAGGCAAAAGTGGACGCTCTTTCACAAGCAGGTACCTCGAAGTACACGCCGGAGCAGATCCAAAAGATGAAGCGCCGCAAGGCCATCATCGAATCGGAACTGGAAAAGGCTGGTGCTTCTGACGAAGACGACGACGATGATATAGATCCGCTTGAGGTCGATCCGGACAAACCGCTCACCATGCGGGACTTGCAAAGGATCGAAGCCAAAAAGGCGTCTGAAACGGCTATGCAAATGGCCGATGGCATCTCGGATACGCTCGCGCGAGAAGCGGTGAAAGCCGCACTCCGGCGCATAGTACCCTCGGGAAATCCGCAACAAGATTTTACCGACGCGGTCGCTATCGCAAATCGCGAGAAAAACTCGAAGATACTCGAAGAGATAGCGCGTAAGCCTACTCCTCCGCAGCATCGATCGGGTCCCGGATCGCCACCTCCGCCGTTAGACGAAGCGTTCGTGCCGACTGCAGAAGAGCAACGGTTTATGAACGCCTTCGGACTGACCAAGGAGCAGATCATCGCCGCACGTCCGAAAAAGTAACTATGCTTGTGAAGGTTTTACTTTTAAACCTTCATTAACATGCCTCGACAAATAAGTTTCTTCGATCAAGGCGCAGATACGCCGACGATGAAGTGGCTGGTCGCCTCCGGCGCCGTCGCTACCATCAATCCGGGTACGCCGACGAAGTTTTCTTCCGCAGGTGCCATCGTACCGATGGTGGACGCGGATGGGACGACCTCGCAGCGCTTCACGGGTATCGCGAAGACGACTTCGACCGACACCGCTTCGGCGGCCGGCGAAGTCTATACGTTCATTCCGCTTCCGGGAATGATCTACGCTGCAGGTGCAAAGTCTGCAACGGCCGCGAACACGCAGGCAAAGATCGACGCGCTTCTCGGAGCTCGTCTTATCTTTGACTTGACCGGAACCGTGGGTCCCGGCCTCACCGGCCAGTGGACGATCGACACGGCGGCAGGCGACGGCTCCTCGAACTGCGTCGTCATTATCGGCGGAGAATACCAGACCAACACGCTCTACTTCTTGTACCGTGTCGGTGGTACGTTCCAGAACGTATAAGTTCTGAACGAATAACTCCTTAACGAATCACTACTATGCCTCCATTTGGCTTAAACAATGATTCCGGTCCAAATCTAATTCTCGTCAAAACGGCGCTCGACAAGCTCGTCGCAGACGAGATGAAGAAGATGGCGACGGTGGGCAAAGCCCTCGCGACGGATCCTATCATTTTCTCGCAAGACACCGCCGATAAAGCGGCTGTTGTTGCCTCTGTTGAAGGTGGTGGTGGGTACTTCCAGAAGACCACGCAAGACATTGCGCCTTCCAAGGACGCAAACATTTCGGCGGCGCCTCCGAAGACGGTCCTCATCGCGAACTTTAAGCAGAATTTGCCTATCTCGCGCACGTTCATGGACGACCAGCAGCAATCCGCTGTGCAAAAGGCCGTCACGCAGAGATACCGCGCATGGCTTGCCAGCCAACAGCGCAACGCTTTCTACGTGTACGCGAACGGGTTTACGGGCTCGACTTCGAACTCGACCACGATCGACAACGTACCGCTTTTCTCAAACTCGCACTTGAACGAGAACGGCGACACCGTAGACAACTACGAAACGGGCGTTATGTCCGATGCGAACTTGAACACCCTCGTGGTGTCACTCCGCGGTCAAGTTGACCAGGGTGGTACCAAGGTAGGGTTTGAGCCAGACTTTCTTCTGGCAAGCTCGCTGGGCGACCACGACGCACGTATCGTCGCAAAGTCGGTACTCCGCGCAGGAACCGGTAACAACGACCTCAACTACTACTCGGAAATGTATCCGGGCATGCAGGTGAAGTTCAACCAATTCCTCGACGACGTATCGACGACCGCGTACTTTATCGGCACCGCCGGTCACGACGTGTACCGCTATGAACGCGAAGCTTTCTTCACTCGTCTCGTCAACTGGGAAACCGACGACGAAGACTTGTACAAGTACAAAATGCGCGCGCGCGAAGAAGCGGACGCACTTTCGTACGTCGGCGTCGCCGGCTCTGACGGCACCGTATCTTAATAGTTGCTACCTCACTAATCGCAATCATCTATGACTTCACTACAAAAGGTATGGGTGGCTCTGATTGCGGTAGCAATTATCGCGATCATCGGGTGCTTTACACCGGTCGGCCAGACTGCGGTACAGCAGGTCGCCGGCGATATCGGCTCTGCAACGAACTACACGAAACTAGGCGTTGCGCAGCTTAAAATTGGATCGGGCTGCGACTCGGAGTTTAAGTATTCCGGTTGCACGGGCACTGCGGTAAACAAGTTACTGCAGGGAACCTGCAACTTGTCGCAGAACGTCTCGTCTTCGTTTGCCGCGTCTACGACGCAACTCTTTCTCTGCACTGCAACTGGTGTAGCGTCCGGAGATAACGCAGACGTAACGCTCCCGCAAGGTGCGGGACTTCCCGCAACGCCAGGTGGCGGCTTCCATGTCGTCTCGGCGTTTGCAACGACTTCGAATGTGCTGGGCGTGATTCTTTCCAACGAATCGGGCGCCGCAACGTCGTCGTTCAAGCAGGCTACTACTTCTGTGAGCTACTTGATCACTGACTAGTTATCTTGCTCTCACTCTGCTCGCGCCATAACGGTTCCGGCACGAGCAGGGATGAGAGCGGGATTATCAATAATAATAATGCTATGAATCGAAAAATGAATCTTTCGACCGCCTGGGTGATAACGGGGATCATTGTCGCAGTCCTCTTGATGGGGATGCTTTCGTTTATCGGCAGTGCGCATGCAAATCCGTACTTTGTCGGCTCTAAAGCAGCGACGGCAACGGCAAGCTCCACACAAGCAAGTATTCCGGTGGGGCTCGGCACGACGACCGTGGTGTACGACTCCTACGAAGCGTTCGGTACGAACGAAACGAATCAAGGAAACCTTACTATTCCAAATGCCGTAGCGCTTGCGCTCAACGGTAGGGCGTCGTCTACCGCAACGGTGGTAAACATTGCCTGCGAATACTCGGATAACTGGAACGGCACGAACGGCGACTGGTATCAGAACGACCTTGCCGTCGCGACCTCGACGCCGCTCGATGTCTCGGTGCCGCTTACCATAAGCTTCAAAGTGTCAACGTCTACCTTGGGCGGCGTGACGATTCCGACCTCGGGCAGCTTCATCAACTTCCAAAAGATGGTGACGTGCCCGATACAGACACGGTTTGTACGTGCGGTCATAACCACGACCGGCGCCAATGCGATGCTGTACGCCCAGTGGCTACCGGAAAAGCAGCGTAACGGAAACTAACTATCTATGGACACGTGGCTCTCTATCTTGTCCCAGCCAATAACACAAGCGGGAGGCATAATCGCCTTTATGGTGATGTTGCAAAAAGCCGGCTTGGTGGATATCCGCGCGATGATCCGGACGGCTATAGGCATAGACAGCGGCGTGAAAGCCGTGCAGGGAGATAGCCGTGACGGCATGCAGACACTTCTCCTTAAAATGGAAGAGTTGACGCAGTATGCAAACCACGACACGACCAAAATGCACGAGATAACGCATGAAAAACTGGACCAATTCAACGACACGATCCGCGAAAATACGCAGATATTAAAAGAAATAAAAGAATACGGCATCAAGTGCCGCGACTAATATGGCTCTCAAAACCGTAGCAGATTTGCGCGAAGATGTCGGGACGATACTTACCGGTATTGACCTCGACGAAATAGTAAATCTCTACGGTAACTTTGAGCGTGCGGTATCGACGACGATACAGAAGGCACCCATACTCGAAGCGAGCGGACGCGAGCCTATCATGCTCTACTCCAACGTCTACACGTACAATGCGCCGGATACGATCTTTGGCGGTGCACTCATCGATGTACGACCGCAGGGAATAGATCGCAACTACTGGGACGAGGTAGAAAAGCTACCGATGATGCGCTTTGACCTCGGCAAAACCTGCACGGTGCCTTCCGGCTATCGCGTGACGTTCGAGAGCCGAAAGACAGATATACTCATGCGTATTCAGCAGGATTTCTCACCGCAAGAAATAACCCTCGACAGCATGACCGATACGGATGGCTGGACGCTCTCCGGTGACGGCTCGGGACTCGCAAAGGATTCGACGGTTTACTACCACACGCCGGCCTCGCTGCGCTTTAATCTCTCAGCGAGTGGTGCTGCGGTAGAGCTCAAAAAAACGCTCGATACGGCAATAGATCTTTCGGACTACGAAGGCGTCGGCGTGATATTTCTCGCGATCTACATGCCGAACCAAACGGCAACGAGCCCGATAACGTCTATAACCGCAACGATCGGAAGCGCACCGACAGACACCGTGTCGGTAACGGAAACAGAAGGATTCCTCGGGTCGTTCTACAAAAACGACTTCTTGCTCGTGGCTTTCGATCTCTCGAACGGCACCACGACGGGCACACCGGATTACACGAAGATAGACTACCTCGAAATAGACATAGATTTTAACGGTACCGCAACACCTAATGTACGGGTCGGCGATCTCTTTATCGCGCTTCCCTCTGCGCACGAAGTGCTGTTCTACTCGCCAGCGGTGTTCGTGCACAACGATGGCGACGCCTCGGCAAGCATAACGGATGACAGTGATGTGATCCTTTTTCACCCGGCGGCGTACAATA